CCGCAAATCTGGCAACACCCTCTCCTGCCATCTCAAAGCCGTATTCGGTTTTAGAGTTCTCGTTCACGAATTTTATGCCCTGACGGGTCATTTTCGTGTTGCCGTTGACCTCGCCTATCTGTACACGGTCAGCCAGAGGGTCATATTCGTTCTCCTGCACACTGTTCCGCCCCATCTCGGCAAACAGCCCGTAGTCGGTAATTTTCATACGGCAGAAGTTCGTCACAAGTACGCTTTCCCCGAAAGTAATGCCCGCCCCGGGAGCAGGATATGTGCTCACCAGCGCCCTGCAGCTCCACGCCCTGTAGGACTTGTTCTGTATCGCACCTATGACCGCACCCGCCAGCTCTTCCGAGGCATAGACCGAGCTTATCTTCATCGTGTGATATGCGTCCGTGTCGCCGCCCGAAGCGTATGTCCTGCTGCCGTCGGTCATGATAACGCTGCCGCATACCTTAGTCAGACCGTATTCAATGCTGCTGTACTTGTCAGCCGAAAACAGCGCCGATGATGCGCCGCTGGCAAAGGGCAGAAATGTAAGCACCCCGCCCTGTACGAAGAAACAGCCGCAGGCCGCCTCCGCCAGGTCGGAGAGTATTTCCTTGGCAGTCCGCCCGAAGACCTTGTCCTTGGGGCATTTGGTGATCTTTGTGCCGATGATGTCACCCGCAGCGATCTCCGTAAATCCGCATATGCTTTTGATGTTGGCAAGCACGGCGCTTACAGATGCAAATTTGGGCTTGTTTTTCTTGTCAGAGCTGTTGCTGCTATCGCTGCTGCCGTTGCTGTCACTGTCGGACGAACTATCACCGCCCGAGCTGTCCTCCTCCGCCGTGAAATCACTTTCTTCAAGGGTGCATTTGGCAGATGTGAACATCGCCCTGTCATAGCAGGTGAAGCTCAGCCTGCCGCCCGAGGGCTTCCTGCTGCTCACATAGAACACAGGCACCTCAGTTCCGCAGGAAACAAGTACCTCCGCACCATAGGGGAACAGCCCCACGGTGTCATCGTCATAGTCGCAGGCAGGAACATCAAAGGTCAGCTGCTGACTGCAAACGCCCCTTGCACCGTATCCGTCCGCAGTGTATGATATCTGCAGGTTATTGAAGTGCGGCACATCAATGCCACCGATGCTCAGAGCAAGGCTAAAGGCGGGAGCCGCCCACAGGAGCGGCGCTTTCAAGGGTCAGGGACATATCCCATTCAAGCCCCTTGCCACGGCTCACAGCCTTGTAAGCCGTTTTCTTGAACTGTGCCGACACCGCTGCAGGGGAGGAGTAGGTCACAGGAAATGTCTTTCCGCTGACAGCGATCGATATCTTAGCCGCCGCAGATGTGGGGACCTTTTTCAGCGTGATGTTCAGCGTAATGATATCCCCTATATAGCCGCCCACAGTGGAGCCGTCATGGTTCTCAAATGCGCTGCTGTCCTTTTTGGGGGCGGAGCTGACGGTAAAATCCGTCACATATCCGTCTGCCCTGACGTTGTTGATAACAAGTTCAAGCATATTATCTTCCTTTCTGCACATTGACGCTCTGGGTGTAGTCCAGCGAATATTCACCGCACACCTTGCTGTCAAGGGTGAGGTCTCCGCCTGTGACCTCCACATTCACATTTACATTTTGGTTTCCGCTGTTTTCCGCAGCGTTCTTGTATGATACCTCGGTGGCAACAGTGCCGCTCACCTGAGTGAAAGCGGAAATGTTCATCAGCTCGGACAGCTTGCCGCCAAAACCGCTTGCGAACTGCTCCGCAGCTGCCGCACCCGAATCATAGGCGTTCACCCCCATGTCCGTGAGAGCCGCCGCAAAGGCGTTCTGCATATTTTCGGCGTCCTTGGCGTAAAGGTCGGCGGACAGATCATCTGCTATCTGCTCCTTGCGTTTATACAGCTCGATGACCTTTTGGCGCTCTTCTTCACTCATACCCGCAAGGTATTCTGCCATCTTGGCACCGTCCTCGGCGAACATACTGTTCAACTCTTCCAGCAGAGCAGCACTTGCCCCGTCCTCTTTCAGAGCCTTGATGTCAGCGTGATATTTCTCCATGGCGGCTATCTGCTTTTCAATGTCATTTACCTTGTAGATGGTGGTCTCATTGCCGTCCTCGTCCGTTTCCTTTTCAACGGAAAAAACAGAACCGCCCACAGCCATGAGCCGTGAACGGTAGTCGCTCTGTGCAGTGAGCATATCGGAATATTTTTTCTGATAAAGGGCGTTCAGGTCGTCAAGGCTCTCGCCTGCGCTTTTTATCGCCTTGTTCTGGCTGTCCTCCCGGTCGTCCAGAGCTTTTTTCTGCTGCTCCTGCTCATAGGCACGGAGCTTTTCGTAATACCCCCAGTGCTCGGTGTTGCTTTCATCGCCGTATTTTCCCAGCAGCTCAAGGCGCTTTTGATACAGCGCATCTTCATCGGCGATAATGCCCATGGCGTACTCATGGTCAAGCTTCTGCCATTGGTTTTTAAGCTCCTCGTCATTCATCTGCTCGGCAGCGGTCTCGGCGAGGGTCTTGTTGGCTTTGAGCTTTTCCTTGCCACGTTCCAGAGCATCAAGAGCGGCTTGGTTCTGCTGCTCGATGATGTCCTGATTCATCATGCGTGATACATCTATCTCCGTATCGCCGAACTTACTTATAATGTTCCTGCGCTCCAGGAGCTGAGTATTAAGAAATTTATTCTGCTCTTTGATACCTTCAATTTCCTGCTCGGCAGCGTCAAGCTGAGCGTTAAGGTCAGCCATAAGATTAGGGTCGTTCAATGAACTGATATTATCCCTTTGAATGTTTATCTGCTGCCGCTGATTATACAGCTCCATGAGACGCTTGTTGTTGTCATCGACCTGCTTTTCCATATCGTCGTAGCCGTCAAGAGCCATTTCATAAGCCTGCCTGTTGTCCTCAGGGTCATTGCTGTCCGCAAGCTGACCCAGAAGCTGTATCTGTGTGGCTATTTCCCGATTGGCATCGTTGAAGCTTTCCTTTATATCTCCCTCATACCCTATAAGGTCTCTTTGCCTGTCAATGTATGAAGCAAGAGCAACGCCTCCGCCTATGGCAAGAGTTCCCACAGCCACCCAAGGAACGGCATTCATTGCAAGTCCCAGAGCACCTGTGGCAGTGGCAGCACCCGATGCGGCAGCTGCATATGATGATACGGCTGTCGCCGCAGTGTTCGCAGCGGAAAGCCCCTTGTAAGCAATGACCATAGCACCCGCAGTCTCGGCAGCGGTGATAAGCTGGTCGCCGTTGTCACAGAACCAGTCCAGACCGTCAATGAGCTTGGGAATGCCCTCGTCAACGGCAAATTCGGCAGCCTTTACAGCAAGGTCTCCGAATTTCTCAGCCAATGTTTCAAGCTTACCTCCAAGCTCTCCGTTCAGCTGTTCATTCAGGTCTCCGAAAATTTCCGTGACCTCCTGAACAGACGTGCGCAGAGGTTCGGAGAATTTCTCAAAAGCAGTAACGCCCACAGCCTCCAGAGCGGACTGCATTATGGTGATGTCGCCCTTGAAATTGTCGTCCATGGTCTTTGCCATCTGCTCAGCAGCCCCGTCGCAGTCGGATATGTACCCTCTCAGCTCTTCAAACCTCTGTGACGTTGTGCCGAGCAATGCGTTTACAGCCTTTAAATCCACCTTGTTGAAGATGTCACTCAGCGCCTGAGTTTTCTTCTGCTCCGTCAATGGAGCCAGTGCACCGTCAAGCTCGCTGAAAACATCGGCAAGATCACGCATTTTTCCCTCGTCATCAAATACCTTTATGCCCAGATTTTCAAGAGCTGCAGCCGCAGTGTCCGTGGGAGCGGACAGGCTGAGGATTATATTTCTCAGAGCCGTGCCGCCCTCAGCACCTTTTATTCCGTTGTCGGCAATAAGTCCAAGCATTGTGTCAAGCTCTTCAACACCGCCCGAAAGGGACTTTGCAGTTCCGCCGACCGTGAGGATAGCCTCACCCAGCTGAGCGACGGAGGTATTTGACTTCTGAGAAGTCTTTGCCAGCTTGTCGGAAAATCCTGCCAGCTCATTTGTCTGCAAGCCCAGAGCGGACATGGAATCCGTTATCATGTCGGAAGCATACGCAAGGTCAATGCCGCCTGCCGCAGCCGTGTTCAGGACTACGGGAAGAGCCTCCACGGATTTCTGCGCATCATATCCCGCCAGAGCAAGATAGTTCAGCGCTTCTCCTGCCTGAGTGGCAGAGTATTTTGTGGTCGCACCCATTTCCTTTGCCGCTGCCGAAAGCACACCGTATTCATCAGCCGCCGACGTAATGCCCATGGTAGCCGCCACCTGGGACATGGAAGCTTCAAAGGAGGAGCCTGTCTCTACCACGTATTCCGCAGCCGTCTTGAACGCACTTTTCACCGCATTTGCAATATCTCTGGCAGCATTCGCCGCAAGATTTCCGAGGGCTGTCTGAGCCGTGCCCGAAAGCTTTTCTGTCTCCCTTTCCGTGCGCCGCAGCCCGTCAGTCACGCCGTCGGTGTCTATCCGTGTGTTAAAAATAAGGTCGCCGTCATTCAATATCCCTCACCTCCTTATGAATCAAGAAATCTTCTTGCCGCCTCTATCATTCTCAGCTCGTTGGCTGAAACCGGAAGCGCATAGACCTGCTGCATTTTTTCAAGGAACTCCCGCCTGTAGTCGGGCATATCGTCCGAGATGTCAGCCGTCCGCCAGCCGCATATGTCAGTGAAGCGGCAGTCATGCAGCCCCATGAACAGCCCACGGAACTTCCACCAGTGCATTTTTGTCTCCCATAGGTCAATGCCGTATTTTTCATAAAATGCAGCGGCTATCATGGGAAAGTCTGCGTCAAAGCTGTAAGCTCTGCGGCTCGAAAGCATTGTACCACTCTCGCTCGTTTCCTTGGGCGGTTCACCGCATCGGTAGAACCACAGCATAAACATCGCAGCCCGTGAAAGGTCACGGGGCATTACGGGAAAAATGAGCCTCAGGGCAGTTATGACCAGTCTGTCCTCGGGAATGCGGCAGTCAGTGATAAGCTCCTCAAATCTCATCCAGCAGATAAAATCGGTGCGGAGCGGCAGCACCGTCACGCCGCCGTCCGTCACCTCAGTGTATTCAGTGGGAAGTCTCTGCGGGAGCATACTTTTTCAGCACCTCTTCCGTCACCTTTGCGGAAGCACGGTTCAGGAACACCCACAGCGCACCTATCTCATCGGTGTCAAGACTGCCTGCATCGGTCACGCCTGCGTCATCGCCGAAATGCTCATTTACGAACTCATCGCCCAGATAAAGCTTTATGCCCTCCAGCGTAGCCTCTGCCGCCGTTACCGCATCGGGAGCCTTGACTATCTCGGCTGCAATGCGCCTTGTCTCCTGCACGAAATATGCAGTCTTTGTGGGTATCTCAACGCTTTTGCCGTATATGGTAACGGCAGTGGGGTTCCTTTCGTAGTTAAATTCCATGTTATTCCTCCGTATTTACAGCTTTGCTTTCGGAATTGGCAGAAGCAGCTTCGGCAGTATCCACAGTAAATGTTCCGCCGTCGCCCGATGTGGCAGGAGCAAACTTGCCGATAACAGGGTCGCCCAGACCGTTGAACGCACCCGAAAGCTTCATCTTATTGTTGTTTTCGGAAGTGCCTGAGGGAGCGACCGCACAGGTCTCCATGCGTGCCACATAACCGCCGCCCGAAACAGCGTTGAACTTTTCCACCGTCAGTATCTTTACAAGGCAGTCGCCCAGCACCTTGCGGTTTTTGTATATCTCATACACCTTTTTGATGGTGGGGTCGGAATACATAAGGTCGCACTCAAAGTTGTATGCGGTCTTGTAGCTTGTGGTGTCGGTGCTTTCGGTATCCATGTTGATGTACTTGGTGCTTTCCGTCTGAGCGGAAGTTGCGTCATCGAACTTTGACCAGCCGTCACCCATTCTTGCCCACTGAGGCGTTTCACTGGAGCTTACGTCCATGTAATGTTCCAGCTGGGTCCTTTTAACTATCGTATTTGACATTAACAAACATTCCTTTCTTCAATGTATTCAAGAGTTATGCTCATCTGATACGTGCATTTCTTACCGTCCTTTTCGTACTCAAAAGGTACAGCTCCGTCCATGCGTATATCCTGAGCCGTGCGGTATTCGGGGAGAGCGGGAAGCTCCTGCACGTTCAAAAACCACCTGCGCAGATCGTCAAGAAAAGCGCTGGTCTGTATCCTGCGCAGGTCATCGTCCGACAGGCTGCCCAGGAAGAGAGAGGCGTGCATGGCTTTAAGCTCGCTGCCGCAGAGATATGTTTGCAATACCTCAGTGCTGTCCTCCACAATTCCCGCACAGTCGATGTCATCGCTGCGGAAATTCACCTGCATGGTGTAATCTGCCAGCAAAGGGCAGCCGCAGAGGAAGTCCCACAGGGATTCAATAACGGAATCAGCCACGATATCTGCACCCCGCTATCTGAGCAGCCCCTGCAAGGATAGTGTGAACGTGAGCTGCTTTCATTCTCTCGAACCACAGCCGTCCTCTCAGACCGCCTCTTGCGGTGCCGCTTGCCCCATGTCCGCTGTTGCTGTAGTAATTTTTTCGGGCATATGGAGCGGTATAAACAAGCTCACCTGAGCCTATCACCGTGCCTCTTATGCCTGAGCGGATAAGCTCGCCTGTGTCCTTGGGGGTGTACCTGTCGCAGCGCCTCAGGCATTCGCTGTCTATGAATTTCTGTACAGACCCGCCCTGCGCCAGCCTGTGATTTATGCAGATCTGTTCAGCGCTCATGGGCTTGAAAACTATCATCTTATCACTCCTATCTTACTCCCAGCATTATGTGCCGCATATTTTGGGAACCGAAGTTGTTCACCGTTATGCTGTGTACGTGCAGGCCGCTGTACAGCTCCTTGTCGGTGGGGTCACTCATTTCCCCGAAAAATATGTAGTCGCCTTTTCGGATATCGGCAGCGATGTCGGGGATAAATACCTTGGCAGTGTCGGCGTTTTCCTCGCCGTATTTTTGCACTTCATAGGCTTTGACCTCCTGCCACATGCAGGGGAATGTGCCTGCCTTTAAGACAGTCTTTCCCGCCGTCCTGAAAACGGTGCATATGCCGTTGGTTATCATCACCCACACCCCCTAAACATCAGCTTCACGCCGCCTGCATAAACATTTCCCAGATATATCTTCACCGCATTGTACCTCGCCGAAGATACTTCCGCCTGAGACCTGTCGCCGTAGGTAACAGAATAGCTGCCTATGGTCTCGGACTTCACATCTGCCGCCCTGCCGCATGAATACATATCATCAGCGCAGGCGCAGCAGGCACGGCGTATCTTGCCGCCAATGTTTTCGTCCGCCAGAAGCTCGGGAGTTATCCTGTCGAATGTAACAGCGTCAATATAAGCAGAGGCAGGCTCCGCAAATCTTGCAAAGTCCGCCTCGCTCATGGTGCCGTGAAAAACCTCGCTGTAAAACTTGTAATCAGCGTATGCCATTCTCAGCTCCTTTGCTGAAATTCAGCAGTCAGGCGTGAGAGCAGTAAATGCCCGCAGCCTTGTTTTCGTAGGCGTCGGTGAGACCGTAAGCACGGTAGGAGAAGATGTATGCGTCCGCATCGGGGTTAGCGTCGGGGGAGATCACCTTGCTTACAGTATGCTTGCCGAACTGGATAACAGCAGGCTTGTGAACTATCATAAAGTTGATAGGCGCACCGCCTGCGGAGGTCTGCTTGTAATATTTGCCTGCAGTCCAGCCGGGAGCGCTGTTGCCCGTAACAGGGGAGTAAACGCCGTCGGAAACGGTGTAATAATCCTTGTAGTTTGTGCTCCAGTCATCGGGCTGGGAGGTTGTCACCTCATACACCGCCTCGGCTTTCTTGAAGCCGCCTATCTCCTCGCCGGAAGATGTGCCGTTGAGCAGGGAAACAGCAGTCCAGAAGCGTGACTGAGGTACCTTGATAATGCCTGCAAAGCCCTCAAGCACACTCTTTGAAACATAGCTGTAAAGGCTCTGAGCCGCATTGTAAAGGGTGGGGGTAACGAAAAGATATCTGCCGTCCGCAGGAACTTCCGCCTCGTCCAGTACGTTCACGCCCTCTCTTACCGAATCCATGAACGCCTCAGCACCGCTGATGGTCTCAGTCTTTGAACCAATGCCGTTGATGGCAGCGTAGGAAGCAAAGCGCACAGCGTCCATTTCGGGAACAGCCTTGGTGCGGATAAATTCGCTTGCCAGCTTGCCGAACGCCAGACCCGCAGTCTCCTCGTTGTCCATAGCGTCAACGCTGAACTTGCGTCCTCTGTCGTAGTTGAACTTCACGGTCTCGTTGGTGATCTCCACATTGCCCTGAACATAACCGCCGTTGCGGGAGTAGTCAGCCAGACCGTCCATGCTTATCTTGGGGATAATGATCTCGTTTGCGTTTGCGCCTGCCTGCACAAGGGAGCCGTCCATATCCAGCACGGAAGAGCAGGAAGCAGCCTTGTAAACATCGTCCAGCAGGTCAATGTACTTCTTGAAAAGTGCAATAGCATTTGCCATGTAAATTCCTCCTTTTAGTGTATAAAAATAGCCTCGTTCATCTTAAATCAAAGATAAACAAGGCTCATCTCTTGCTTTGTTCATGCCGTCCTCCTTACTTTGTGAGTTCTCACTTCGTGAGAGGGGGAAGCCCCATAACAGCCCTTGCGGCGCTGTCGTCCGCCTGACCGCCCGAACCGCCGCCTGTGGGGCCCATGTACTTAGGCACAGGCTCGCTGCTCTCGAAAAGAAAGTCGTTTTCCTTGGCGATTTTGTCCAGCTGCTCCGTGAGACCGACTATCTCGTTGCCCGCAAGCTTCAAGCCGTCCATGTTGAGCAGCGCCTTTACGGCAACAGCGTTTCTGGGCTTGCGCTCTGAGAGCTTGCCCTCCAGAATGTGGTCAAACTGCATCTTTTCCAGCTTTGCGGCACTTTCCTTCTGCGCCGCCGCCAGCTTTTCCTTGTAGTCGTCGGCAGTCTTTTTAAGCCCCTCATAGTCCAGCTTGCCGAACTCCTCTATCTGCTTGTTGGCGGCGCTGAGCTGACTTTTCACGTCCTCATAGTCCCCGAACTTTGCGGAAACTCCGTCGCAGTCCTTCTTGTTTTCGGCAAGTATCTGAGAGATCATCTCCTCTGATACGCCGAGCTTTGTAAGAAATTCCTTGGTCATTGTTTTTCCTCCTTGTGATATAAAAAAAACGTCTATGCCCGAAGGCATAAATGCTTAATTACGATATTGGATTTATTTTGCGCTCATATTCCTGCACGGCCAGGTAATTCTTAAACATATTGATAGCTTTCTTTATAAGCACATTGTTCAGGTAGTACCTAAAATCATCATTCATAGTAATACCAATTTTCTCAGCTTGGGCGATTATCTCAGCTTCATAGCAGCTTAATTCTGCCTGAACCTCCGGATGTTCATTGTACCACTTCACGAATTTTTCCTTCTCATGAAGTCTTTTAAGAAAAACATTCTCGTGAAATATTATAAAGCGATTGCCTTTTACATATGTTTGTTCTAAAAGCTTGCCTTCCACATTATCACCTCGATTTACAAAAACAGCGCACACTTTTCGGGTGTACGCATAAGAAACTAAGATATTTGAGTGAACTCTGCAAATCCCATTTCCGATAATTTCTCAAATGCTTTTTCAACATCGGCAATAAATTCTTCTGCCATTTTAGTATTATCGAAATCTGCTGTTTTTTCTTCCATTGATGTCACGTCCTTTCATTTTGGCATAAAAATAGCGCATATGTTACCGACAAAAATGTCGTAAACATACACGCTTGTGTGAGTATAAAAAATCACCCTACTTGTGTAAGGTGATTAGTCGATAAATTCGATTTCTTCAATATCGTCCTCAATGAAGATAAGCCCTCCGCCGCTTTCGGGGGTGAAAGTAACACCGTCAATATCGTCACCATTTTTGTCTGTTCCTAAGCAGGGAATACCACCACTGCCTGAAAAGATTTCTCCCTTATATGGTGAATCTTTTCGGGTATATACCTTTGCTCTTTTTCCTTCAAGCTGGTCAATTTTTCTGTTGTAGATAAATGGCGTTGGCATATTATACCTCCTTTACCGGGAATATAAATGCTTAATTTTGGAATATTTAATTACAGTATTGTGCTCTGAACTCTTCACGGGTCAAAGCATTATTGTAATTGGGGTCATCGGGATAAACACGGACAATATTACCCTTTTCCAATTCGGAGCGGTCATATCGTGGAAAATTTTCACGAAGAACAAATTCTGTGTCAGAAGGATAATCGTCAAATGTTTTATTTTCAGGCATTTCGTCAATATTTATTTTCATTTTTATCCTCCCAGGAAAATTCAAGGTTATATTTATCACAGAAAAGCTGTAATCCTTCTTTTTCAGCCCTGTCAAAATATTTAAAGAAGTTTTCGCCATTTTCACTTGCGATTTTTTGATATTTCAACAGAATTTCGTCTATGCAACTGTTGTAGGCACTATCAATTTTCTTCAATGATGTCAGTTCACTTGACCATTTGCCGGAACGTCTTATTACATAGGCACCGTCTGAATTACAAGCTCTTATTTCCGCCAATTTGCCCCTGCGCATTATGTTGATATCCGCAGGAGAGGGAATAGTGCCATTCGGGTGGTTATGAGTAAGAACTTTTCCGTCCATAGACTTAATTTCCTTTGTAGAAAATGAAACGGAATCAGAATTTCCTTTCTTCTGAAAATCAATGCTGCCGTCAGGTTTGTATATAATTGCTTTTTCATATTTATTGCCGGATATAATCCTCTCGTGTTGAAGCATTTTTATACGATTTTCTTCTGTAAACAGCTTTGAACCACTATTTATTGATTTTATTGTAGCACTATCCGTTTTACTTGTCAAGCCTGCATAAGCATTGGTATCAGTACGTTTTGGATTTGAGGATATTTTGTTTTCAAGCGGCTTCTGATTGCCCTTTGCCGCCCAAACAGCCCTGCTCGCCTGACTGTGACCAAATCCCCCGACCTGGGCCCTCTCGTTCCTCAAAGAAAGCCCCGCAGCCTTGGAAAATCTTCCGTACTCCTCTTTCTGCCTCCTGAGAAGCACCGACTTTTCCGTGAACCTGTCCTTATCGTCCGTGGCATCAGCCACAAGTATCTCTCGCTTGGTCTTGCGCATTGACCTCTCCATAGCCCTCTGCCGCTGGGTCGCCTCGTAATAGGTGTAGGTCTTGCCGTTGTATTCAAAGGGCGGCGGGTCGATGTTTTTAAGCTCCTCTTCCGTATAACTTGGTTCGGAAATGCCCTCTATAACAGGGTAAAAGTCATGTCGGCAGTTGGCGCCTTTAAGACCTGTCACCGTGCCGTAGCCCGTCACAGCCTTTAGAGAGGGATATTTCTTTGACTTACCCGAAAGGGAATACCACTTGCCCTGCCACTGGGCGTGGTCGGGTCTTGCACCTGCGTGAGCATCGACCTCCACAATGTCCGTGTCAAGCTCCGCCGCATTGTGTTCCGAGACCTTGCCCGTCATTTGCGAAAGCCCCGTAAGAACAGCCCTGCGGGCAGCCACATCAGCGTGACACCTTACCCCCGAAGCATAATCCACAAACTGCAAACCGCCCTCTGTGAGCCGCCTCGTGGCGTTCCTGACCGCCGTGTTGTGATCTACAGCACCCGTCATCACCTGCATATACGCATAGTCGAGGCAGTCCCTGTAGGCCTCAGCCGCATCGTGAAACCGCACCTGACCGTTTGAGCCACGGTAGGAAAATCCCATGGATTGCGTAAAGTTTCGCAATTCTCCCTTGGTCTGGTTCACGCCGGCAGTTACCGCCTGCTGAAAGAAGTCATTGTATTCATAAGGCGTGTAGCCGACGTTCGCCTGTGCATATGCTTTTTTATAAAACTCGTCGGAAGTCTGGGCAGCGTCAAAGAATAATCGGTCAACAGCCTCATCGGAAAGCTCCGAATATTCGGATATCTTCTGCTTGATGTACTCCGTTCCCGCACCCAGCTCACGAAGCCGCAGCACCTGATGCTCTGCGCTGTCGGTAAGATATCCCGCCTTTGCTATCCTGCGGCATATGTCGGCGATGATATCCTCCTCGAGCCTGAGAAAAAGCTCCTCCAGCTCCGCAGGCGCACCCTGCAAATAGTCGGGAGTAAGCATTATTCAAAGCTCTCGGGGAGCATTGCCGCCGCCTGCTCCTCCGTCTCGCCGTAGCGCTTCATGCGGTATTCCACGGGAGACATGATCCCCGCAGAGACTTCCTGGAGCCATATCTTCTGCTCGGTCTCGCTGTCGGTAACAAGGCTGTCGTCAAAGTCGAATGACTGCTCGCATGCCCCTCTGGGGGCAAGTTCGTGAATGTCGCAGAGCATATCAAGTACCTGTACAAACTCTATGAGAGCCTTTCTGACGTTCGCCTGAATGGCTGATACCGTGGCATATGACCGCTGCTTTGATGCCTTTATTTCCGTTGCGGTCTTGTCCGTGTCCTGCACCTCGGAGAGGGTGCCGAAAGCAAGTCCGCACTGCCGTTCTATCTGCCGCAGAAGATTGTTGAGCCCGTTCCTCTGAGCCTCTTCACGTATCTGAGGCGAGAAAATGTTGAACGCCTGGTCTTGGTTAAAGTCCAGCGTCTTTATCAGCCGCCTGTTGAATTTGGGAGCCGTCTCCGTGCCGTCATTGCCACGCTGCACCGCCGTCACATCGGCATATACTGCCAGCTCCGAGCCTTCAAACTCCCATATGCCTCTTGTGAACTGCATATCCGCTTCCTCGATAGTGGAGATCGCCGCATTGAACACCGAAACCCCCAGCGGGGAACGCCTGTCAATGATGTTCGCCCCGGGCATTTTCATATATACAAACAGCGGCCGCTTTATGCCTGAAAATGTCGCCGAAGGAGCAATGTCCGCCCATTCCGCAACCGCCCCGAGAGCTATCTCCCGCCCTATCTGAGCCGAGCTGTCGGACACATACGCCTTGTTCACCACTGTGTAATTCGTACCCGAAAGGGAGTGCTTTTCAAGGCGGGTGAAATACCGTCCCTTGCGGACTATCCTGTCAGCGAAAACGCATTCGGTGATGTTGTCACCGTCATAGCCCGATACCGCCGCAGCGTCCGCCTGAATGATGTCGGTATATATCTTTCCGCCCGATACATAAGGCTTCAGGAACACCCCACCCAGAGCGCAGGCATATTCCACCCACACGGGAGACAGCGCCACCGCATGACTGTACGCATCGGAAAGATGATCCGCCCTCGGCGAGCCTGTCAGCTCCGAGTTAAGCTCCAGCGTGACCAGCCTTGCCATTTCATGGGCCACAGAGTAGGGGAGATTAAGGCAGCGCACATTGCTGTCAGCCACAGCCCACGGCGGCGTGCAGCGGTAGCATTCCGCCCACAGCCTTACAGCCTCGGTCATGTCCTTGTCAGCAGGCAGGGTCTGCATTTTTGCAGCCAGCTCATTAGTGTCAAACAATTTGCATATCGCTCCTTTCAGCCAAGATAAAATGCTCATTTTCCGCTTCTCCTCCAAATCTGCGATGTGGCGTACCGCACAGCGTCAATGCTGTGATTGTTCCTGTCGGGATATCCCGATATGATCTCGCCGTCCTTGCTGCGCTCGTATTCGTACTCCAGAAATTCCGCCGCAGTCTCAGGGCAGCGTTCGTTGTCAATGACTATTTCACTGAGGGACTGCAGCCACTTCATGGAATAATCCACCGACCCGGGGCCCTTTTCAGCTCCACGGGCAAGCAGACCAAAGGAGCGGTAATCCGCAACGGACTTCTGCTCCGCACTGTCGCACATTAGCATATCGTTTGCCGTTACGCCACGCTTTTTCAGCTCATCAGCAGTCTCCGCATTGCCTTTTTTGTTGCACCTGTATTCATCGTAAATGATAAGCGTGTGCTGCGCCGCCAGATATGCGCACCTGACATATGCAAAGGGGTCAGGATACCAGCCCCAGTCAACGCCGTGAAGAATCGTTCCAAAGGTCTTGATGTCCTCGTCAGTGACCTTGCGTGTGACCACATTGTCGAACACGTTTCCGCCCGTGCCGTTGGCAGCACCCAGATATTCGTTTTCATATGCCGTGGGATTGGTCTCTTTCAGATATTCCGCATCATCGAGGAACGGCTTGCCCAGCCACTTTTTCGGCACTGTCAGATAATTGCTTTCGGTAACGAGCCTGTCCGCCCTCGGCGCTTTGATGTACTTGTTTGCCCAGTTCTGAGCCGATTTCGGGGGATTGAAGGACTTGAACTTGTAAGCCCTGTCTCCGCCTCTGATGACCGACTGTTCTATCTTTCGGACAGCCTCGGGACCCGAGAACTGGTCAAGCTCCTCAAACCACAGAATGCCGATGAACCCGAAGGGAACTTTTATGGACTTGATCTTGTTCTCATCGTCCGCCCCCCGGAAGTATATCTTCTGTCCCGTTTTTGTTTTGGTTATCTCCAGCGGAGATTTTGTGGCAGCATATTCATCGTCAAGACCGAGGGAAGATATCGCCCACAGCATCTGATTATACACCGAATCTTTCAGAGTGTTACCCACCTGGCGGAGAATGCAGGCGTGCATATCCTCGTTTTTCTCCAGCAGGTCGATGACCGCCAGCGAGATAAACGAGGACTTGGTAGAGCCTCTTCCGCCCGGGAAAACATATTCGGAGTGTTCGCCCTCGGCAATGTCAAACAGCACCGATGAAAAGGCAGGAGTCACCATGCTTGCGGGAATACCGCCGTAAGAAAAGCCCTCCCGATCGTCCGCCGAGGGGAAGTACCTTTCACGGTCAAGCTTAAGGCGGGCGTTGTCGTACCTGATCCTGTGCCGCATCATATCGTCGTCACGGATAATGCTCCGCAGCTCCTTTACCGCAGCCACATCGCCCATTTTAGCCTGTTTGAGCAGTGCCGCATTGACCGCAAGCATATTCGTGACCTCGTCCTCGCTCAGCTCATCAAAGTTCACGCCCATATCAGAAAGGAGCTGGTAGTCCGCCACCTGAGAAGCAGGCAGCGACAACAGCAGCTCCATACATTTTTTCATATCACGCTTTTTCCGCCTTGCAGCCCCCGAGGCTTTGCCGCCTTTGGAGCCGTTTTTCACGGCTTCCTCTCGGCTTTGGTCGGAAGTATACGGTATTAAATTCTTTTCATTCACGGGTCACCACCTGCTTGGTTTGGAGTATAAAAAATCCGCCTGCAGTTTGGCAAGCGGAAAGAAAATTAGAATTTGTATAGTATGCTGAACCTTTTTAAAAGTATCAGCAGATTCATTATTAAATGAAGGAAAAAGAAATAAACGATTATGCTTATTATTGTTTGCCCTGAGATAATGTAATTATCGAATTCCCAAATAAGATATTGGTTTTGATCATCTGATATTATAAATTTAGCGGTACAAAAAATAATAGAAACAGTTGACATTACAATCTCATATGCTGATATTTTTTTTGAATCATCAATGGCTTTATAAATAGCTTCTTGATAGTCTTCAATTTCATTTGCAGTATGCGATCCATCAGACTTGTGTTTCTGAATCAGTTTTTCACAATCAAGAGAAGATAACCATGAGGAAAATCCCGTAAATATTGCAATAAAAATAGAAATCACTACCATAACACGATCAATAGTATCATTGTCTATCGGATTTGATAATGAGATAGTTATTGACAAAAGGAGCGGAAAAATAATTACAGATGAAACCAGTTCCTTTTCATTTATAAATTCTGTGTATTGCTTAAAAATAGCAGTTAGGCTGTAGAAACGTGTTTGCTCGGGTTTAAATATTTTCATGCGCACTAGCAATAAAGCAATTACTATTATTAAAAAATCTTCAGCCGGCTGGTGTAAGTTCTGAAAAAAGGTCATCATTTTTTACATTACCTTTAAAATTATTTACTTTAATGTTTTGACGGTCTTCTTTTTCAATATTATCACAACTTATATCAAAGAATTTTAAGTATGGCATTGCATGATTGATCATAGCATTGAATAGACTTGATTCGGTTGGATGACTGCTATCTGCTTTCAAGTCTATTTCATTTGATATGTCTTCAGAGATACGAACGCTGCTCATTCGACTAAAATTTAACGTTTGACCTTTAAAATCCACCTTGATGTTATCAATTTCTTCACTATCAGAATTGATACCGATGAAATCTGAGATTTCTATGATGCTGTTTTGGGGATCTGGTTTTGAAAACAGATTTTTTAATTTATCTGTGATAGTAGGTTTGGGAGTAAAATATATATGTTCAGTTTTTTCTGATATTGGTTCATGATATTCCTCATTCATAATTGCATCTGCTTCATCGAATGAATAATTTTCCTTTTTTTGTAGTGTTGTCACATGGAGTTTATATATGGATTTTTCGTCAAATATTACGCTGAAATAATTGGCAGGAATAAAAGGGTTAATTTTATATGACATGCTGGGATCCGATTCTCTAAGTGCATCGCTAATTATTATTTTCAACTGTCCAACAATGGATTTGTTACCTAAATATTGAGCTATAACAAGAGCTCGTTTGGATTTTTTGTTGTATATAATTGAAAATCCATATGGCTTTGCTAATGCTTTATTTGCTCCAAAGGGTTCCGGTTCAGAATTGGTATGGTCTTTATCAACTGCTTCTCCGTCCTCTCCGAAAGGCCCTGTATATATTATAGAGTTAATACGGTAAAAATTATGGACTCCATCTATTACGGACTCGTATTTTTCCAGATATTTAACCCTATAAACGCGTTTTTCTTTTTCCTGAACCTGATATTTCTCAATGCCATTCAAATAACCGTATAAGCAATCGCATAAGTTTATTTCGCTTGGAGGTATTTGCTTGTCTTGGGGTTTCTTTTTATTTGGATCAAGTTCTGTTTTAAAAAGATAAAGATTGAAAAAACATATGCTGATTTTTGCCATATATGTTACACCTCACGTAAAATATTTTCTACATAATACCACAAAAATAATCATATGTCAACAAAATTTGGAAACCAATTTAAAAAATGCTAAAAATGAAGAAAAATCAGCAAAGAATATCGCCTGACGGCCGTGAGGTGCCGAGCAGACGATTTTACATTCTTTGCATGATATAATAATACATCAGAAAATTGCCCCATACCCGCACCGATTTAAAGAATTTCTCCAAGCTCGGATGCAAGAGTTATCAGAAAATCGTGGCGTATTGTCTGACCTGTGCGCTCGCAGTTCAGTGTATCACAATATATCATAGGGGTGCTTCCGCAGACATTCTGCATAATAAAGCGCTGCTCGTGATCCGGAAATACCGCAAGTGCTCTGTCAACAGCAGCAACCCTCTTTCGCAGCAGAGCGGTATGCTTTTCAATCTGCTCCGTTACAGACTGAACGGGCTTGGATATCCCGCTGCCATGTACAGTGCAGTCAGGCGTGCTGTATATCCTGTCAAATTCGATGGACTTTATTCGGCGCTTGTTATCCTCATAACTGCGTGCCACGGAAAGCACACGCTTGTAAACCTCTTTGTCAAGATATTTTGGTATGTATGTCCTCATTGTTTGTCGCTCCTTTTAATTTTGTATTCATTCTCTCCCTCAGCCCCGTATCTCCCGTGAGCAGTCCCACTATTCTTACCGCCTTGTCGGCGATATCGTAAATATCGTCGGACTTTTCAAGCTCGCTCCTGAGAGTGCCCGCCTGCTTGATGTTGTATTGATACTGCACGTACATCAGCGTGTATCTGGTGCGCAGCTCCGTGTCCTGACGATATTCCGAGTACGCTATCCGCTTCATGCGTTCGGCAAATTCCCGGGGCATTTTGTCAAACTTGTATTTCTCATACAACCTGCGCAGGCGGTCAAAGTATCTGTATTCGGGAGCGGGAAGAGGGTCAACGTTAATGCTACCGTCGCTGCCGTATTTGACGGCTTTACCTCCCATAATCAGCTGAGCGTAAGAATTTGCCTTGTCTCTCGCCAGCCTGTACGCTCTTTCCGCTTCTCGGGCTTGGTTAAGGTACGCTTTTGCTTTCTGTGTTGTCATTGCTCTCCTCCTCTGCCCACTTGTCAGCTTCACGGTACAGCTCTTCGATATCCACACCGAACTCATCCTTTAATTTAAACTTAAACAGCCACTCATCGTCCTCTTTCGGCAATTCATAGCGGTTTCGAAAATCAACGTGCAGGTCGTGCGTGAATCGCCAGAACTCTATCAGCTTCTTGCGTGATGGGTGAAAAAATCTCGCAATGCTGAGAAGATACAGCGAATCAACTTCCTCGGAAAATCTGTCGTAATATGCCAGCATCTCCGACTTGATTTCTTGCTTCAGGACTTTCTTAGCGTGGCTGGTCAGTGCTGGTGTGACTGGTAATCTGGATTTCACGAATTTTCACCTCCGTCCATCTTTTCCCCGCAGTCGGGGCAGTAATCCGATAAAACAAATTCGTCATTACAGCTAAATATAGCTTCGTTGCCACAATTGGAGCATTTATATCCCGCAATTGGGTCACGTCCTGCAAATTTAGGGTTGAAGCCTGTCATTTCGCTTTCTGATATTGGCTCCCAAAATCCACGCTTCACGGGTGTAACCGTTATTTCTATTTCCCCGTCTTCTACCATTGTTTCTTGAAGAACTTCTTTGATAGCTTCAGGAAGCACTTCTAAACTAATAGACAACATATCATCTGAAAAGTTTGTCCTGCATACACCGAATTTAACGATAAACTCTTTGTCAATATTTACATTTCGTATTTCAGCCATTGTCAGCCCTCCTCAACATAGCACCACGACTGCGGCGGACGTGTAAGTCCAAACTCGCTTAACTCTTGCGGCTCATCGTAGATTTTGAGGTCGGATATGTGCCAGCCGTAAAGCGTACCGCCATTGCCATACTTCAAAAAGTTAGACGGTGACATACAAGCATATTTACAGTTAATAATGTCTGCATATCCGTCTATTGTATATGCTATTGGCTCAATAATATCGCAAACAAACTCACCTATGATTTTGGTATCAAGCTGTACGTTTTTATCAAGCCTTATCCAGCCTTTCGGCGCTTTGCAACAATAGATATAACACTTAAACGGCGTTTCAAGCTTTGGCTTTGTCTTGCGGACTTCAATAGTCTTTTTCCCGTTTGCAATAAGTTCACACCACTTCGGCTGAATGCTGATTAAAACAGCTTCTTTATCCATTGTCAGCCCTCCTGTAAATATTTGCACCATCTCTGCTTGTCGCACGTTGGTGCTGTTGTATTCCTCGGACGGGATTTGCAGTTCCAACTATGACCCTTAACATCTGCATCTTTGTGCCAGCCTGCCGCACGCAGCGACACACCGCTTTCGGTATTCAAAATATATGTTATTATTTTTTTATACCCCATTTCCTTTGCTATCCGTGCAGCCCTGGCATATAAAAAACTACAAACGTTCGGCGTACCGTCTGAGCACAATCGTACAACCTCGACAGTTTCTCCGTCGTCCAGATTTCGTGAAACTGGGCGTGCGACTTGCACGATGCCGACTAATTGCCCCGCAACTGCACAGCCTATACGAAATTTGTCCCTGTGGACATGCTCATGATGTCTATGCAACTTGTCAACAAATTCGTTTGCTGTCCGTAATTCAACGGGTACCGCTTTCATCAACTTGTTGGCTTTTTCGACGGATTCAACGTCATCAATCTCAATCATCTTCTTCACCGCCTTTTATCGTTCTGAGCAGCTCCACAAGTATTACCTTTCGGTCGCCGTAATTCATTCTGCGTTCCTCAGCCTTCGCCTTTTCGATATCCACCTTGCGGATTTCATGATTGCAGATCGCAATCTCACTGTTTATAGCATCAGCAATGATTTCATTGCGTTTAACCGCATCAATAGCAGCCTGCAGCGCTTCTGCGTCCTGGTGGAATATTTCATCGTCGCCGTCATCGGTAAAATGACCCTCAGCTTCGGTTTTCAAATCCTCAAGATGACTTATGATTTGATTTTCATTCATTTTTGCATATCCTCCTAATTTCAATTTAAATGCCATTTTTAGGCGCTTTGTGTTTTGGCGTGGAAAATTACCCTACCCTCATCCGTAAAACCTCATACGGCTTATTTCTGTGGGCTTGTCGTTGGTTTGGCTGCACTCATGGCGTTCAGTTTCTGCAAAACAGTCTTTTCGGCAGCAGCCTGCTCCAGACTTATGGCTTTGCTTTTGAACATCGCATATACGCCGCAAAGTCGTGCAAAATATCTGTACTCAGCCGCAGGAAACTCAGAGCAATCAATTACCTGACCCTTGCAACCTGCATTATAGCAGTCGGTCTCCAGCTGCTTGAAAACAGCCGGATCAGAAAAGCATTTCTTCAATTTACACCTCCGGTTTATTCTTTCGGGCATGATCCATAATCAAGCCGAGATCGAATGACGGCTGCTTTGAAGGCTGTGCCTTTGCGCCGTCTTCCTCTATCCACTTAATAACAGTGTCATAATGATTTTTGTAAGGTGCTTTGCCGTTGGAATAAAGATAATGGTCTATTTTGTCAATATATCGTTCTACAACAGCCTGGCTGTATTTTTCACAAAGGTCATTGTATTGTTTTTGTGTCAGGTGTATTGTGTGGTGTTCGCCCATGGGGCGCATATTACTATGTAATACACTAACACTATCACTATCATTATCAATATCATTTACATTCTCATTATCATTAACACTATCATTATCAGTATCGTTTGTATTACAAAAAATACTTTTGTATTCATTTGTATCGTTTGTATCGCACAAATCTCCCGTTGCTTTTTTGGCAGAATTAACCTTATCCCACCTTTTCTTGATATTTTCAGAGCGCTTTTTGCACGTTTCTTCGTACTTCTGCAAATCGTTGTCCAGCTGATTTGAGATAAATGAGAATGCCATAGCCGACATTCCGTCAAGGTCTGGCAGCCTGCCATTATTCACATAGCAGAAGATCGCCTTGAACAGCTTCCCTGCTTCATCGTCTGATAATCGTTCTATATGCTTTATATAATCCGCATAAAGGATAAAGCTCTTCTTTTTCGGCATTCAAACCACCTCAGAACGGAAGATTGCTGTCGCTGACTACTTCCTCAAAATCGCTCAGATCAGCAGCGGGAGCAGTCTGAGCAGGGCGCTGAACGGTCTGCGGTGCGGTCTGTTTTGCAGCGCCCCCGCTTTCATTTTTACTGCCGCAGAAGCTTACCTTGTCGGCATAAACTTCGGTAACATAGTGACGGACATCGGGATAGCGCTTGTCATCATAGGTTCTTGTGCGCAGCTGTCCCTCAACGGCTATCATGCTGCCCTTGCTGAAATATCTGCATATAAACTCCGCAGTCTGTCTCCACGCCGTGCAGCTGATAAAATCGACCTGCCGCCCGCCGTTCTGATCCTTATACCCCCTGTCAACAGCCACGCTGAAGCTACAGGACGATATGCCGTTTACGCTCTGCCGCAGTTCAGGATCTGATGTAAGACGTCCCATTAAACACACTCTGTTCATATTGCACCTCCTAAAATTTTGGCTATCATATAGCCTGTCATACGCTTGTCGCAGAATACGAAATCAACATCATACCGCTGACCAATGGTAAAGAGTATCTTGAAAAGCTGCTTTCCGCTGACAGCTTTTGGAGACGTCCTGAGGCGGGGATTTACCCACCCCTGAACATCTGCAAGTGTCTTGATATTGCTTCCGTGTTCGCAAAGAATAATGATCTTTATCCCATTTTCCCGTGCACGTTTAAGCTCATTGATGAACCTTTCGTGCTGCTGGCAGACATTACCGCATATTTCCTGTAAATTCTGCTTGCGGTCAATTACGACCCTCGGATTGTCAAGGCTCATATAATCGCCTACATAAAGCTTTGACGTATAATGCTGAATGCCTGTTTCATCAAAATAGCTCACTATCTGTTTAATGGCTCTGGATTTTTCTCTGGTATCAATCTGTATAGTCACTTTTAAACTCCTCCGAGGTCAGGACCTTGTCAAGCTGTTTTGTGAATTTACAGTAATCACAGTGTCCGCATCTGGTCGGTTCTTCCTTTCCAGACTTTATTGCCGCATATCTTCCGATATTTGCCTTGACGATCTCCATAGCCGCATCAAGCTCAGCCTGATCCAGACTTATGACCTGTAAGTCGGTCTCCTTTTCCTTTGTGGCTGCAGCAAGGACAAAGGGGAGAGTTTCCCCTGTGTTCTGCCTTACTATCTCCTGATATACAGCGCCCTGAATGTCATAGCCCCATGCTTCATAAAAGCTGAGCCTGCCTCTGCCGTTTACATATATGGGGGAAAAGTCCTTTATGACCTTGAGGTCAACTATGGTCTTGTGCTCCCGATAGCTGTCAATTTTTATCTTGACAGGCACGCCTTCGATCTCGCCCACCATAATTTTCTGCTTTTCTCCGTCCATAGCCTTCATGAAAAAGCTGTCTCGTTCGATTCGGTTGATTATGTAATCCGCCTGATTATATTCAGCTTTTAACGCACCGTCACGCTTGAATATTTCGGGGTTCTTTGCCTTGAAAATATCAAGCGTGCCCTCGAAATGTGCATCGACATACGAGCCTACAAGAAGTGCGGTAGTCTTTTCGGGAGCATATTCACCGTGCAGCTCCGCAAGGGCTGCCGCCTCACATTTTTCAAAGCTTTTGAACTGAGACACGCCCATATATTTCAGATTGTTCTCCGGTGAAAAATAGTCGGTCTGAGTTATGCTGTGGGGTATCATAAATATGTTACCTCCATTTCCGCACTGTCAGTTGTCCTTGTGGCGATGAACTGCACACCCTTTTCCCTGCACTTGTTGTACAGCTTTTCACGGTTTTCCGCACTGAGCTTTTCAGCGCCGTCGATGAGAATTATCTGTAAATTGTTGGGCTTGCTCAGAGCAACGTCAACGCAAAGCTCAAGCTGTTCACCCTCCGAGAGGTTGGAAACGGGGAGACCGTGTATAAGGGGAATGCCGTTCTCCACCGTGAAGCCCTCAATGGGGATAGAAGCGGTTTCGAGTATCTTTCCGGGGAGACTGCGGGCAAGCTCTATCTTTGCTGTAAGCTTGTCCGAAGCGGCGGTAAGCTCCTTGACCTCTTCCTGCATATTCCTCATACGGTTGTACTCGTTGATATATTTTTTCATCTGCTCGGCGTGCGCCGCCTGCTCTTCCAGAGGAGCCGTTTCAACGGGAATTTTGTCCGCATATTCGTCAGCAACCTTGATATCGGAATCAAGCCTTGCCACATTTTCGTTATAACGGCTTTCCGCAAGTGCTATCTTATCCGCAAGTATCCCGTCAAGGGAAGCAAGCTTGTTCTCATTGGCTGCGATCTCCGCTTTCATGCGTTCGATAGATTTCAAAATAGCTTCACGCTGGTTGGATATCGCCATCTTTTCGGCAGCCACAGCGGATTCCTTTTCGCCCTGAAAGCCCCTTATCTTGTTGGCATAACTGTCCTTGAACGCCTTTGCACGCTGAATACGGCTGTTGTGTTCCCTGGCGCTGTTTATCTTCTTATACGCTTCCGCAAGGTCGAAATTCTCCCATTCCTCCGCATTGAAATGCTCGGGTATATCTTTGGCGATATCCTCGATGAACGCCTTCTGATTGCGGATATCACGGTTGATGTCCTGCCTGCGCTTAAAGTAGTCCCCATTTTCGGACTGGATATCCGAAAGTACCTGCAGTATGTTCTGGCTGTAATCAATGCCCTGCGGTATCTCACCGAACTGCTGATTTATCCAGTTAAGGTCCCAGGGAAATTCGATGAGGTCAAGAATGGCCCTGTTCTGCTCCTTTTTGGTCATCTGGGTAAAAGCTACAGGGTCAAGCTGCAAGGGCGTAAAGAGCTGCTTAAGAAAGTTTTCGGGAGAAGATACTTCCTTGCCGCAGTCCTTTACGGATTTATAATCAGCCTGCTCGGTGCGCTTCTTACGATTGATGTAAATACCTGTGTCAGTCTCAACAATGATCTCGCCCTCTTTTTCGCCCTTGTGGATAACATAATCACGGGAGCTTCCATTGGTAAGAGCATATCTGATAGAATCTATTACCGATGTCTTGCCTGTACCGTTTGTACCTGTGATCTCGACAGATCTGCCGTCAAGCTCGGTCTCGGTGATGCCGAAAAGGTTCTTTATTTTTATCTTGGTAGCCTTCATTTTTCATATCCTCCGTTACAGTTCAATTCTTTCAACGGGCTGAATGTCCTCAACCTCGCCCTCAACGTGTACGCCCATAAGGACTTCGGGGCAATAGACCCTCGCAAAGAATGACGATGCCCTGTATGCAAGCATAAGCTCGGGCATATTCGTCCATTTGGGGTTTTTACCGAGCCACCCCTCAGCCCTCGCCATTTTCAGCGTGACCTCGGGACCTTCCACTCTGTCACCCGTGTCAGCCCATACAGCCGACAGATAACAGCCTCGGTCATCGGTGCCCTTTGTGCCGATATATACAGGGCGGACGCTGCCCGGCTTGAATTTGCCGCAGCCTTCAATGAGAGCCTTGCAAGCCTGCCCGCTCCATGAGGGCTTGCCCTTTACCACATAAAGGTTCTGCATCACCATCATAGGCGAAACGCCCATTCTGTCAGCCATATCTACAGCGATGGCGCAGTCGGCAGGCTTGTTTTTATAGTTGTCGGGGATAATGTCAGCCGTTGCAATGACTTTTGCAAGCTTGTACGCCCTTGAAAAATCAGCCACGATATTTGCAGACGGCTGCTGCACAATTTCCGATGTTGCGGCGCTGCTCTGAGCAGGAGCCTGTATTATGTCGTTTGTTTCCATTTTTATTCCTCCTCAAAAAGTGAAATTTGTTCGTTGCTTTCGGGGATATCCTCCCATTTTACGCCTATGTAATCAAGGACACGTCCCCAGCCGTATTCTGTGCCGTCCTCGTCTTTGCAAACATGGTACATCCAATATTCCCAAGCTTTGGGATTGGCTTCCCTCAGACGGTCAAATCTATGCGGACGGGCTTCCATATGTATTCCGAAACCGCATATATCACAGCCTGTCCTTTGTGCCTTGGTCGTGTACAGGGTGCCGTCTCCTTTGCGCTCAATGGTGCCGTATATCTCGGGAACGGGGACGTGCAAATCTAACGCCAGCTGCAAAATATCCTGCCTGTTGAATATGGCAAACGGAGCGGAACGGACCGTATCTTTGCCATAATAATTACAGCCGTGCATTTTTAGTGATTTTTCACGCCTGCCGCCCTCCGAAGCCATAAGCCCCAGATAAGGGAAGCTGTTATGCTCCTTCGCCCAATCGTCGCATGGCTTTTCTTTCAGCCAATAGCAGCACTGCGAACTGACTTTGAACGGCGGCGTTTTGTAATTAACGCCCTCGTTTTCGTTTTCATATCCGCCGAAAAGATACAGCCATTTTAACGGCAGCTTCATTCGGCTGTTCTTCTGCCACCCGCCGTATTCTCCCGTTTCGCCCGTAATGATAGCGTGTCGGATAGTAGCATTATTTTCGGTCGGGTTCTGCAGATGCTCGATTTTCGCCGCTTTTTCCTTACTGATAACGGGAAATCCGTATTCCTGCAAAATCCTGTGTTTGGAGTATGGCTTTCCGTCCTTGTCTCGGGACGTTTTCAACTGTATAACACCGAGCTGTTTATGTATGCGCTGAATGCTCCTGTCCTCAATGCTTGAAACTGATATTGCAGGAACGTCAATGCCTAAACTGCGAAGAAAAAGCAGCAGGGTAATGCTGTCAAGTCCGCCCACAGACACATGACAGTTTGCGTAATATTCTCCCACGGGAGAAGTGATGGTATTATAAAAATCCTTTGCCATTTTTGCGGCGTGAGACAATTTCGATTCATACGGCAACTGCTGTAACTGCAGGAAACGCTGAATATTTTCGTCAATGTGCTCCCGTTCCTTGCGTACAAGGACGTTTTCCTTGTACTTCTTTGCGCCGCTCCTCGGGGTGATCTGCTCGTCCTCGATCAGGGTGAGTTGTTCCATCAGTCCCTTGCCTCCCCGTAAATCCTGCGGTAACATGAAACGCAGTAGCACAGCCCGAGAGACTTGTAAAACGCCTTGCGCCTGCCGCATTTGCGGCATAGGCATATTTTGATTTTCATCTTGACATTCTCCTCATTATCTGCTATAATGCAGATGATAATATATCTGTTTATTATTTTTCCT